TTAGCACCGGGCAGGGTGTCACAACCAGTCAGTTGCCAAGAAACCAGTAGCACTGACGTCAATATGTTTGGTGCCAAACAAAAAACGATCCAGTAAAGACATGACGTCTGAATAGGTCAACGAATACTTGGTGTGCCAAAAACGATTAAAATCATCGCGGTCACCGACCAAACCGTCAGGTTTGGCAATGGCCGCGACGATACCGTCGACACCCAAGTCAAGGAAGGCACCACGCACGTGCCAACCAAGACCATCCAGACTCACATCCTCACCGGGCTCGTAGAGCTGTTTAAAGCGGCGGATAAACATGTTGCGAACCCCAGGGCAAAACCGAAACTCGTAAGCATACGACAAAGCCTTGCCGCATAAATACGCACGGTCAGTCACGCCCTCGTTGGAGCTTGCACGCACGTTAAATCGCGCAACCGCTTTACCCAGAAAAGGCACCATAACAAAGCCCCCCACAACGGGCACGAAATGTTTAGACAGGAAGCCGCATTCCTCCAAGAAGGAATGACACTTGACAGTGGCTACCATGTGAGCTCTCTTGCAGACGTTCTCGTACAAACGACGGTAATCCCTGCGACGACGAAAATGGCCATCCATCCGAAGACGCATGACCATGTCATCACCAAGGACACAAACTGCGCCTCGAGCATTAATAATTTCGCAAAACCGTGAATTGAGCGTCAAATTCCACATTGAATTGCGGAAAGTAGTTGATTGGGCACCAGTAGGCAACTGGTTCTTGACAGTGGCTTTGACCTTATGCTTGCGGGAACTAACTCTAAAAGAGTTAGCAACAAGCATCAAAGCCGTAAGCCACTTGGGAGCACCAAAGCGCTCCAACCAAACAACTTCCAACATGTGAACGTCCTTAACCTGGGTCATGTCGTTGGAGCTAAAATCCGATTCCAAATAAATGTCGTCGTTCTCAACTCCACGCAGCATATGATCCACAATCGCAGGCGTTTGCTGTTTGTACGCACCCAGCCTAGTAACCGGGCTGGATGTGTCTTGACTTAACGCAGCAAACATGCGCTTGCAGCACTGCCACATGACTGGTCCAAGCAGGACGTTGTGGAGATCACTGGATTGGTATATGATACGCGGAGCCCAATTGGGGTCATGGCGCTTCAGTAACGCCTCTACCTTGACAAAAATTTCCTTGTCAGAGAAATCCCTGAGAGTAGCATCAGAAATCTTGCCATAAGCCTTCAAATGGCGGGCTTGTTTAGCAGAGTCAAACTGAGAGTTCCACGACTCAAAAAGGCTGCGATCATAAACCAAAGGCGTAGCCCCTACGGGCTGAAGCCGATCCAGTAAGCGAGCATTGGTATCGATAATGTCCTGAGGACACCTCGATTTCGTGTAGAAATTGCAGCGCTTGTCAAACGCGGCCAGTAGATTGGCTCGTGAGCCATCGGGAACTACCGGAATATGTTGCCGAATGACAGGCCCCAGCAAATCGCGACGAAGATCGGGGTAATCCTCCTTACGAGGAGCATTAGGGATACCAAAACTCAAATTGACTTGTGGACGGGAGACCAGACGCTTTGCACGGCATCTCGCTCGCGCGGCATAGTAATCGCGCGGACTGTTTGTGAGCCCCGAAGGGCCCATAGGTGATGTGGGTGTGTGTGTGTGTGTGTGTG